CCTACACCCCCGGCATCGGCACCGGAGCCGGTGACGCGATCGTCATCGAGAATAACGGTGTCCATGACATCGATGTGGGCCACACCAGCGGCTGGGGTATCAAGCTGCCTTCGGCGCTGTCCAATGGGCGATACAATCTCAAGAAGACGTTCACCTCAACGCCGGTGATCAGTTTCGCGACACCGGGCAGTGCGCTCGTGGTGACGCCGGGCGCGAACTTCGTCTGTAACTACCAGATCATCGACAATCGTATTGTCGGCGTGTTGTGGGCGGACTGGACGGCTGTTTTCGACGGCACGACGAGCGGCGCGCTCCAGATCGCGACGGGCATCCCCTATGCCCCGGCGGAGGTGACGCCTGTCGTCGTGTCGCCGCCGTATAATCCGATCTTCGCCCACACCAGCGGCACATTCGCCGAAATCGGCATGGATGGCAAAATTACCATTCGATACGCGGTTTCCGGCGGGGCGGGTGCCTATTTCGACACCACGAATTTCCCTAGCGGGACGGCCTCCAGTGGTCTCCGCGCCCTCATCAACTATCGCATCTGAGGACGGACCATGCCTCTCACTCCATCCGGCCCCGGCTATGTCACCACGCTCCGCGTCAATGCCACCGGCGTCGCCCCTGCCTTCGGCGGCATCAGCGCGCCCGCCATGCAGCTGGCCGGGACCGATGGCAACTCGGCAACCTTCGGCGCGTCCCGCTTTTCCGGCAACACCGGCAGCCCGAACATCGTCATGGGCAAATCGCGCGGGACTACCGTGGGCGACTTTGCGGCGGTGCAGTCGGGCGACCTGCTGTCGCAATATATCGTGCAGGGGGCTGATGGATCGGCCTTCGGCACGGCGGCGCAAATCCAGTGCTACGCATCGGAAAATTATACGAGCACTGCGCGCGGAGCCTATTTCCGCGTGTTCGTCAATCCCATTGGGTCCACCACGGCTTCGGCGGTCTGCGACTTTGTCAGCGGCGGCATCAACCCGAGCGCCGACAATGCACGGTCGCTGGGCACGGCCAGTTTCCGCTTTTCGCAACTGTTTGCCGCAACCGGCACGATTAACACGTCGGACGCGCGCGAAAAGACGGCGGTGCGCCCGTTCAGCGATGCGGAGATCGGCGCGGCCAAGGCGCTGGCGAATGAGATCGGTGCATTCCAGTGGCTCGCTGCGGTCGAGGAAAAGGGCGACGATGCGCGCCTGCACATCGGCATGACGGTACAGCGGGCGATGGAAATCATGGAGGGCTTCGGCCTCGATCCCTTCCGCTATGGCTTCATCTGCCGGGATGAATGGGAGGCCGAGCCGGAAATTTGCTCCCCGGTCATCGGGCAGCGCCAGGTCATGTATCGTGACATTCCCGTCCTCGACGAAACCGGCGAACCGCTCTGGGAAGACTATGACACCGGCGAAACCGTCGTCACCCAGGCGGCGCGCGAGGCCGGCTATCGCCTCGGCTTTCGCGAGACGCAGCTGGCCTTCTTCATTCAGCGGGGATTTGCCGCGCGGCTGGCGGCGCTGGAGAACGCCGCATGAAAATCCGCCCCTTGCAGGACCGCCTGCTCGTCCGCCGCACCGAAGCCGAAGAGCGCAGCGCCGGCGGGATCATCATCCCCGACATCGCCCGCGAAAAGCCGCAGGAAGGCGAAGTCGTCGCCGTCGGCCCCGGTAGAACCGCCGACGACGGATCGCTCATCCCCATGCCGTTCAAGCCCGGCGATCGCATCCTGTTCGGCAAATGGTCCGGCGCGCAGGTCCGCGTCGCCGGCGAAGACCTGCTGTTCATGAAGGAAAACGACATCCTCGCGATCGTGGAGGAAGCGGCCTGACGCTGTTGTGATCCCCGGGCTTCACAACAGCGCGCGGATGACCCCGGCGCGAGCGCGCCGCAACCATGGCGGCCTCTCACCCCTCTCGAGGATGCGCCCATGTCCCGCAAGTACCGCAACCTGCTCAGCACCGCCGCGATGGCACGCGTGGCCGACACGACCCAATATGCGTCGGGCGACATCGTCGCCAACAGCGCGACCGCCGGCAGCGTCGTGCCGATCGAGCTCAAGGCGCCGCTCTTTGCCGGCGGCGAGGGGCGCATCAACGCCGTCCGGCTGACCAAGTCCAGCAGCTCCGTCACCGCCGCCGCCTTCCGCGTGCATTTCTTCCGCGCCGCGCCCACCGTCACCAGCGGCGACAATGCCGCGCTGGCGATCAGCAACGGCGTTGCGAAGGGCTATCTGGGCTCGGTGGACGTGACCATCGGCCAGGCGCTGGGCGACGGCGCCTTTGGCCGCGCCGACGCCACCATCATCTTCGAGACGGTGAAGCCCGAAACGAAGATCTACGCCTTGATCGAGGCGCGCGGCGCCTACACCCCCGCCTCGGCCGAAAGCTTCAAGATCGAGCTCGAGCTCGAAGCCTCGCGCGACTGATCCGATGGGCGCGCGCGACAACCCCGATGAGGAAGGCCGCCTCGGCGCGCTCGTCCGCGTCGGGACGGTCGCGTCCGTCGATCTGGCCGCCGGCCGCTGCACGGTCGACGTCGGCGACGTCGTCACCGCGCCGGTACGCTGGCTCGCGACGCGCGCTGGCGCGACGCGCGCCTGGTCGCCGGTCTCGGTCGGCGAGCAGGGCCTGCTGCTCAGCCCGGGCGGCGACATCGCCGGCGCGGTCTTCCTGCCCGGCATCTTCTCCAGCGCCAGCCCCCCTCCGGGCGACAGCCTGGCCGAGCTGGTCGAGTACCAGGACGGCGCGCGCATCGGCTATGATCCGCAGACGCACGCGCTGACCGCGATCCTCCCCGCCGGCGCGACCGCGCGCCTGGAGGCGGACGGCGGCGTGTCCATCAAGGGCGATATCACCCTCACCGGCAAACTCACCGCCAGCGGCGATGTCGTCGCCGGCGGGATCAGCCTCATGAACCACAAGCATGGCGGCGTGCAGGCCGGCGGGGCAAAGACGGGAGCCCCCGAATGAACTGCCCCGCAACGCCAGGAGCGAAGCCATGAACGGAATGGACCGGGCCACCGGCAAGCCGCTCTCCGACCGCGCCCACCTCGCCCAGTCGATCGGCGACATCCTGACGACGCCGATCGGCACGCGGACGATGCGTCGCGATTATGGCTCCGCCCTGTTCGAGCTCATCGACCAGGCCGGCAACGCGCTCGGCCGCTCGCGCCTCTACGCCGCCGTCGCCGTCGCGCTCGCCCGCTGGGAGCCGCGCCTGAAGCTGACCAAGGTCGGTGTCACGGCCGACGCCGAAGGCAGGGCGGTGATCGACCTCGAGGGCCAGTATCTCGAGGATGCCGCCCCCAACAGCCTCGTCCGCCTCTCCATCCCCCTCACCCCCGCCTGATCGCAGGAGCCTGCCATGCCCATCCGCCACGGAATCTTCGTCAACGAGCCGGTCGAGGGCGCGCGCGCGATCGTCGACGTCGCCACCGCTGTCATCGGCCTGGTCGCCACCGGGCCCGACGCCGACGCCGAGAGCTTCCCCGCCAACCAGCCCGTGCTGGTCGCCGACGTGCGCTCGGCCCTCAACATGGCGGGAGAGGACGGCACGCTGGCCCGGAGCCTCGCCGCGATCGCCGACCAGACCAGCCCGATCGTCATCGTGTCGCGGGTGGAGGAAACCGAGGATCCCGCCGACCAGGAGGATGCGATCATCGGCACCACCGCCGGCGGCGCCTACACCGGGATCCAGGCGCTGCTCGCCGCCCGATCGCAGCTCGGCGTGCAGCCGCGCATCCTGGGCGTGCCGGGGCTCGACAGCCTGCCCGTCGCCCAGGCGCTCGCCGCCGCCGCCCAGCGGCTCAATGGCATGGCCTACCTCGCCTGCGCCGAGGCGGCCGACGTGTCGGAGGCCATCCTCTACCGCGACAATTTCGGCACGCGCGAATCCATGCTGATCTGGCCGGACAGCAGCGCCGGCGGCGGCGACGCGATCGCCCGCGCGCTCGGCCTGCGCGCCAAGATCGACGAGACCACCGGCTGGCACAAGACGCTGTCCAATGTCGAGATCACCGGCATGACCGGCCTCTCGGTCCCGGTGCACTGGGATCTGCAGGACGCCTCCACCGACGCCGGCCTGCTCAACGCCAGCGAGATCACGACGCTGATCCGCAAGCAGGGCTATCGCTTCTGGGGCAACCGCACCACCAGCAGTGAGCCCAAATTCGCCTTCGAAAGCGCCACCCGCACCGCGCAGGTGCTGCGCGACAGCTTCGCCGACGGCCTGTTCTGGGCCAGCGACAAGCCGCTCGACGGCCATCTGATCCGTGACATCCTCGAGACGATGAACGCCAAGCTCCGCTCGCTGGTCGTCCAGGGCCGGCTGATCGGCGGCAGCGCCTGGTTCGATCCCAGCCTCAACAGCGCGGTCAACCTGGCGAACGGCATCGGCGTGTTCGACTTCGACTTCACCCCCTGCGCGCCGCTGGAGGA